AAATAATAATAAATAAATATAATTTAATAATATTATAAACATTATACTACTTATTGGTTATTTAAATATAAATGAATAAACAAATTATATCATATGGTAACTAGAAATAATACTAAAATAAGATATACATTTCACAATATTAATAAATTATGTACAATAACCTCAACTGTTAAAGAGATGTCAGATAAACATAATGAAAGTATTAAAGAAATCTATCAATTAACTGATGGTAAAATAAAAGTATCTAAAACAGGTTGGATAATCCAATAAAACGAGTTGTTGTAAATATATAAGATATTTGGAAAACTACACATCCAAATGTATATAATAATAAAAAGAAATACACAAGAAAAGTTAAAAATAATAAAGATTATGGGTCGTAGATTAGGTAGTAGAAATAAGAAAAAGAATCCAAATGATGCTAGAGGTGGTGCAAGAGTTGGTGCTGGTAGAAAACCTAAAGCAGATGAGATTAAATTAATTGAAAGATTAGATAATATTATTGACCAAGATGCTGTATTGGAAGAGTTGAAGAAACAAGCTATCGGTTATGAAATAGTTAAAATAAATAAAGAAGGTAAAGAGTATAGTATTACTGTGCCAGGTGATTTAAAGGCTATTCAAATATATATGCAATATCGTTTCGGTAAACCTAGAGAAACTAAAGACCTTAATATTAATACTGAGATGCCTATATTTAACTTAGATGAAGAATAACATATGGAATTAGAAAAATTTCAAGTAACCACTGCATTACGTAAACTTTATAAATTAAAAAAGAGAAAGAAAATAATACAAGGTGGTACGAGTGCGTCAAAAACATTTTCAATCATTTCTATTTTAATTGATAAATGTCTTAAAACACCTATGCTTGAGGTTTCTGTTGTATCAGAGTCTATACCACATCTACGTAGAGGTGCTTTAAAGGACTTCTTAAAGATACTTGTATTAACAGGTAGATATAGAGATGAACAATATAATAAGGGTTCATTGAAGTATACATTTCTTAATGGTTCTTATATTGAATTCTTTTCAGTTGACCAGCCAGATAAACTTAGAGGTGCCCGTAGAAATATATTATTCGTTAATGAGGCAAACAATATAGATTTCGAATCATTCAATCAATTAGCAATTAGAACTAATGGTGATATTTGGATGGACTTCAACCCAACGTCTAGATTCTGGGCACATACAGAGTTATTAGAAAAAGAGGATTGTGATTTTCTTATATTAACATATAAGGATAATGAAGCATTACATTCAAACATAGTTGATGATATAGAGTCAGCTAAAGAGAAAGCTAAAACATCTAAGTATTGGGATAATTGGTGGAAGGTATATGGTTTGGGTCAGATAGGAAGCTTGGAAGGTGCTTGTATACCTAATTGGAGCACGGTTAAGACGCTTCCAGCAGAGGCCCGACTATTAGGATATGGAATGGATTTTGGTTATACAAATGACCCAACAACACTTATTGCAATTTACAAATATAATAACGCATACATCTTCGATGAGTTAATATATGAAACAGGATTACTTAATTCAGATATTTCAAATAGATTAAATCAATTAGGAATTAGTGGTAATACATATATTTATGCTGATAGTGCTGAACCTAAATCAATAGGTGAATTATGTAAATTTAAACATAAAGTTCTACCCTGTAAGAAAGGTGCTGATTCAATTGTATATGGTATAAGTTTAATAAACCAGAATGAAATATTTGTAACTGAACGAAGCATAAACCTTCAAACAGAATTGCATAACTATATCTGGCAAAAAGATAAAGAGAATAACACAATCAATAAACCAATTAACGGTTGGGACCATTGCATTGATGCCGCTCGCTATGGATTCACTATGTTATTAGATAAACCAAATAAGGGTAAATATAGTATATATTAAGTACCTGCTTATTTAGAATTGCTCTAAATTCTAAATAAAATTAAAATAATATACACTTTATTGTTTTTTTAGATATTTATATAAAAGCACTAAAGCTTAAATAATAAAATGAAAAGAATATTTAAATCAAATGACAGAGTTAAGAAGATTGATGAACCAATCTATTTTAACATTGATGAAGTCTTACCTGATAATTTATACACAGTTACAATTAATAGTCCAGATTATCTTAATGACTTACATTATATAATGAATGGTGATAACTTAGAATTTGTAAGAGACCCACAGGACCCAAAGTATTTATTACCAGAGATGGAAATTATAGGTTATGAGTGCCCAGATGATTTCAAAGAAGACTTCGATAATAAGATTGAATTATTTAATTTAATCAGGGATACAGAGTTTCCAGAATATAATAAACGTTTACGATTTTATACTAATGAGAATAATGTATTGGTAATATATTTAACACTTTAATAAAATGATAACTGAAAACAAAAATAATCTATTAGAGATGTTAGCTGCCAAGGATAAAGATTGGAAGATGATGGTAAGAAGTATTTTTAATAAGAAAAAATCTTATCAAGAAGATGTGGTTAATGAAATTGTTCAATTAATGTATATGAGATTATATAAATATGTTGATGACCCAGATAAAATAATGTATAATGATGAAATAAACACAATGTTTGTATATATCACATTAAGAAATATATATTATAATTATTATAAAGAATTAAAAACAACTGATGAAGTTGATTATAATGAATATACTGATGAAAATTATAATGAAAATTATGGTATAGAGAATTCAGAAGATATGATTAAATTACAGGATGATATTAGGTCTGAGATAGAAACGTGGAATAATTATGATAGTAAACTATTCAAGATAATATACTTTGACGGGGTTTCAATGAGACAATTGGAACGTGAAACAGGGATTAAATTATCTTCAATCTTCAATACTATTAAAAAAAGTAGATTGAAATTAAAATATAAATTACAAAATAAGTATAATAAAATAATAAATTAAAATATAATAATATGAAAGATAAAAAAATTGACCGTAGAAGTAAAGAGTATAAAGACGCTCAGAAAGCATCTAAACCATCAGAAGGGTTAGGTGACGACATTGAAAAGATAATGGTTAAAACAGGTATTAAAACGCTTGTACACGCATTATTCGGAGAAAATTGTGGTTGCGAGGAACGCAAGAAGAAATTAAATTCTATGTTTAGTTATAAGAAAAATGTTGAATGTTTAGAGGAAGATGAATATAATTATCTAAAAGATTTATTTAATAGATTGGGTCCAGTTATTCATAGAAGAGACCAAGCACAAGTGTTAAAGATTTATAATAGAGTATTCAATGAAAGGCAACAACCAACAAGTTGTGGTACTTGTTGGATAGGGATAATCAATAAGATAAAAGCTGTATATCAAACATATGAAAATGAAATTGGTGAGATTTAATCTCACCTTTTTTTTCTATAAACCCTAACAAGAAACTGAATAAAGGTTATTTGAATATAAAAATATAATTAATGAAGATTAATAAAGAAATTAACATACCAAATGATTTAAGTGAAATAACATTAGATAAATTTCAAATGTTTAAAAAATACTTAACTGAAGAACATAGCGATATTGATATCAATATTTATATGGTTGGATTATTTTGTGATTTAACCTTACAAGAAGTAAGAGGTTTAGATAAAGATGATTTTGTTGAAATATCTTTATTATTAACTAAAACAATAAATAAACAAAGTATCTTTGTAGATAGATTTACTTTAAATGGAATTGAATATGGATTCATACCAAATATAGATAAAATGTCATTTGGCGAATATATTGATTTAGATACGTATATTAAAAATCCAGATGATATGAATAAAGTTATGAGTATATTATATCGACCAATAATTAAAAAATCATTTGGTAAATATTTAATAGTTGATTATACTGGTGAAGAAGATTATACAATAATGGATAAAGCCCCAATGAATGCTGTAAATGGTGCTATGGTTTTTTTTTATCATTTAGGGAGCGAATTATTGAAATCTATTCAGAATTATTTACAATCGGAACTGAAGATACTTTTAGCATCAGGTCAAGTTTCGGAAAAAGATGGGGATGGTATAGTTCAGTGTATGCAATCGCTGGAGGACAACTTACCAATTTTGATGAAGCTACTTCATACGGAATACATAAAGTATTAACCTATTTATCATTCGTTAAAGAAAAGAGTGAAGCAGATGCCGCTATAATGAAACAAAAAAATTAAAATATTATGCAAGGATTTTATAAAATTACTAAAGCTATAAAAAATTATCTTGAAGTTAATCCTAATATCAACACAGTTAAACTTGGTCAACTAAATGAAGTTGATTTAAATAAACAAACTATTTACCCATTAGCTCAAATTGTTATGGGTGATGTAAGTTTTGATAATGGTACTATGTCTTTCAATATTAATATTATTGCGGTTGATAGTGTTTATCAACCTAATAAAGATGAAGCTGATTTATTTGAAGGTAGAGATAATAAACAAGATGTATATAATACAATGCTTTCAGTAATTAATGGGTTACAAGATTCATTAAATAGAGGTGCCTTATATCAAGCATATTTTAAATTAAATGGTACAGCTTCAGCAACACCAATAGAGGTCGCATATGGTAATCTATTAGCTGGTTGGTCGTTATCGGTTGATGTTATAATGCCAACAGATGTTAATGATTGTAATTTAATTATTGAATTACCTGATTTCCCTGATTATGATATATCAGCATTTATGCAAAAGAGTTTATATGATACTAATAATAATGGTATTGTTGATAACTCAGAAAAATTAGGCGGTAATTTACCTTCATATTATGCAATTGCAACAGATATAACTGGGTTTACTGAAAGCATATCAACATTGAATAATGCATTAACAAGTCATACTGGTGATACAACAATACATTTTACAAAAGGTAGTATTAATTTATCAGACCTAGCTTCAACTGGTCATACACACAATTTATCATTATTAAATAATGATATTGGATTTATAACTGGGTATACAG